AGACGAGCACCAGGCCAGAACTTCTTACAGGCATCTTCCATTTGGTCTCTGGTTGGAACACCAACCTCTGGCCAGAAGAACTTCAGTCTCTGTGTCCCACCACGGAAAAGGAATGACACTTCATAAACCTGACCGATCTTATTCATTCTCACTGCTTCTTCCAGTGGGAACCAACCCACCTCTTCGTCAACCTGTTGTTTCTTTGCCCACTCATCGGGGATCATCTTATGTTCGGCTTTGAAATCCTTATGGAGTTGCTTCGGAGTGATGTCATGATCCGCAGCAATCTTACGCATCACCTTGTCAATAGACTGCCAAGAGATGTCTTCCATCTTGAGTAGTTGTTCTTCCAACTCACCCACAGGGTCTTCAACCAAAAGTTCTTGTTCGTTTTCGATTACCTCTTCGGTTTCTTCTTCAGTGACAAACTTATTTTGGATGTACTCTTCATACTCTTCCATAGACATAGAAGTAGTCAGAGCAACATAGTTACCACACCCAGGAGTTCCTGTGTTTCCACCGTTAGGACCAGCAAGAGGTGACAGTCTCCCATCACTACCACCGTTATTTCTCATACCAGCCAAGGCACTTGCCATAGCTCTCATGTTGGCTCTAGAAGCAATAGTGTCAGGAACCTTTACCAGTTTATCTTTGGTAGACTTTTCTTCCTTGGGGTTGACATTACTACGATAAACTTCGATAGCAACCTCAGCCAACTCAGAACCCTTATACCTCTTCTTGGCTTTGGGTTTCTCTTCACTACACGACTTCTCTTCCGTTTGAACTTTTACATCACGAATACGAGAACGCATATTACTGATACCCAAGTCCAGTTTGGACTCATGGATGTAATCTGTACTCTCATTGAAGATAGAATTTATACTATCTGCAATCACTTTGCTCTGGTTAGGCTTGTTCATTAGTATGATAGTTTCTTATGTTTTATTTAGTTTAGGCAATTGGTGTTCCGTAAGAAACTCCAACAGTATTGTTGGCTCTGGCCTTATTCCAAAGGTCACCCGCCTTATTTACACCCGACTTCGCTACGTTACCGGCTTGTGTTACTTTCTTCTGAGCGAAATCTCTTCTCTTTTCTTCTTTGTCCTTTTGTGTAAACTTATCATATGTTTTATCACCTGTTTTCCTAGAACCAATTATATCACCACCAAGAGCTTTCTTGATGCCAGCACCAAAACCTCTTCTACTCTTATCGAACTTCTCCTGAGCAGCTTTATTCTTGTCTTTGTTTTCTTTCTTTGCTTGTTTTTCAACCTTCTTTTGACGTTTCTTTTCCCACTTCTTTGCTTGTGCGTCAGTGGCCAGACTACCTCCTTGACCCAATCTAGCTGTGGTTGTAGTTGTCGTACCACTTACACCAGGGGTTGGTGATGGAGTAGATCTTGGGTTACCTGGTTGTGGTTTTACCCGTGAGTTTCCTGAATTGACCGTACCTACAGCCTCTTTCTCCACCTTCTCTTTACCAGGCACTTTGACTAAAGCACCGGGTTTATTCTGTGACTGTGCCTTCTTCTCTAAGTTTTTTAGATTCTGTTCTTTTTGTTTCAACAGCCTTGACTTTCCAACAGGTGAAGCGGGCCCACCAGCTCTTTCGTCTAATTGATAAAACTCTTTGTAAGACTTCATGTAACTAACCTTTATTGTTATTTATCTTTGGGGTCTTGTTCCTTCAGGGCTTTCAGCATGTCAGCCGTACTTCCAGAGAAGAAAACATTATTGTTAGTCGTGTTGGTTTGTTGGACTTTGACTTCCTCAATCTCAAAGTCTTTTACTTTCTTATGAAGGTCAGTAATCTTCTCTACCACCTCAGCAGCATTCTTTGCACCATTGAGTGCCACTTCATATGCTCTAGGATGGTCACTCTGTTGTGCTACTTCCAGTGCCCCATCAAGAGCTTCTTGCATCTTATCAACTAAGTTGTAAAGAGAAGCCCTAACATGTTGGTAATCCTTATCTCTATCTTCAGACTTATCAGACAAAACAAGAGGTTTCTGTTTCTTCAGTTGTTTCTCAACAGGAGAAGGAATGATGTCGAATGTCTCATCTAAAGAATCGAAGGTGCTCATGAGTCGAGTCCAAAATAATCTTGATCGTCGGAGAATAGATCGTCAAACTTCTCAACAACTTTATAGTTGTCTTTGGATGGGTCGATCTCATCTCTGGGTACAGGTGGAGTATCCGTAGACTCCACCTCGGCCGCATAACGAACCTCAGCGGGACGACGAACCGTGTCCGATCTGTAATCCAAGGTGATCTTCCTGATGTCTCTCTGAGCATCCACAGGACCAAACAAGTAGGTCTTGACGGTAAAGTTCAAAGTCCAGATAAGAGTTCTTCTCTGTGAGTAGTCACCCTCGTAGTCATCGGTGTAACCTACACCGTTCAACACAATAGCAATGTCTCTTTCTTCGTGTGTTTCATCAATAACTTCAATAGAAACATTCAGAGAAGGATGAAAGTTGGGAAGAATTTGTTCAATAATCTGTAGTCCATCATCCTGGTTCTTGGCGATAATCGCCATCTCAATTTCCAAGTTGTAAGGAACTGGAAGATATTGTTGGTACTGTACTGGTTTTCCCTCAGCATCCTTTCCAGTTGGTGGAAGAGTTTTAGCAAACTGAGTAGGAACTAGCTTTCTTGACCCGTCGTAGTTCAGTCCTTTGATCTCAAAAGAGATACGAGGCAGACTGATCTGATAGGGTTGCCTCTCTGGGACGGGCTCAGAGGCAATCATTGCCAAGTACTTCTGATAAGGTCCGTATTGTACGGGAACCTTATAACTTTCTAAGGCATTCTTTTCTTTCCTGTTTGGATCCTTTCTCTTAACAAGAATGTTATTGAAAAGGGTACCAAAAGAAAGAATAGACTTACGAAATATCTGATGATAGTAATATCTGCCGAGCATAATGTATTATTGATGTACCATTATTTAGACGAAACCGAATGGCGAATCGTCAGCCACATCCACAATCTTGATGGCGTCGAACTCTTTCTGAATAACATCGTTATCTGAGAAAGGTGCTTCCATCTGGTCTGACTTGACTGTTACATACTGGGCTCCACTCACAAGACCGACGACAAGAACCACGTCAAACTTATTCTTAGTCACATCTTTATTCTCGTCTTCACTGTCTGGATCGAGGTTAGACAAATCATTTACGATGAGTTTGCCATCTGGTTTATTCCAATCTAAGACACGACCAGTAACTTTATCGAATCTACTGATAAAACCAGAGTCATTATAAAGTTGGAAGATGTCATCAACCACAATATCAATTCTTTCTTCTGTGGCGAGGGGATCTTTCAGTTCATTAGCCAAGTTCTGTTCACTAGTGATGTCATAGATCTCAACTTCCTCCAATGCCTCAAAGGTCCCAAGACCATCACCCTTGATACTGAACTCCAACCTGTAATAATCTGGTCTGACCTGTTGTTCGTCAATGCCATCATAACCAGTATCAAATGTCTCACCAGAGTACTCAAACTTCTCACACTGTAATTCAAACACATAACCTCTTCCCAACTGGAAGAAGGGAGAATCAAACATCACATATTTAATTTCAAAGATACCGTCATCAAACGGGAAGTAAATCAAGTCCCCTTCTTTTGGTCTTGTAGCAATCTCACCGTCTAAAGGGTTCAGTTTATCTGTAGGCTCATCTCCATTCAATTCATTATAGTATGACTTGAGGTAGGGACCATAATAAGAAGTGAATTGACTTCTTGACATCACCAATGTGATTTCATCAGAACTCCTTACACCAAACTTGGTGAGTAGTTCCATTGAGTTATCGTATCCACTAAAAGACTTCAAGTACATTGGCATTGGAAGTGCCATCTCAAAAGCATTCTTTGTACTTTCGTGTAAGAGTTTATCCAGGTTCAGGTGTCTCCTTGGCATGTAGAGAACATCAAGTCCATAGATACCAATTTGTTCAATCACCAAGTCATCAATCAGACTTTGTTCCGATGTCTGACCGGGATGTGTACTGTTAAAGAAGGAAGAAGTATATGGCATATTATCCTACAATATCCAAAGGGGGGTCGGCCCAATCCATGGCAAACCTCTGTTTGATAGTCTCTAGTTCTTTCTGGGCATCAGACAAGATACGGTCACCGTTCAGTGTGATGCCACCAGGTAGTGAGACTTGGTTATACTTAATGAGGTTTCTACCCCATTGTGACTTGACCAAAGCTGTGGCAAACTCCTTCAACCACATATCATTCCACAAGTCAGGGAAGATGTCAGGTGAAGGTTTGACCATACACTCAACACACAAGTAAGTTCCAACACCAGCAAAACCCAAATCACTATCAATGTGAAGTCTGTGAGTTCTCTGGTTAAAGTTATATTTGATAGGAGGGTTGAACATAAAGTCCATCATTGCCAAGTAACCTCTCATAACCCAATAGGTAGTCATTGTGAATGTGTTATCACAACTATCACCTAGAAGGTTACCTGCAAGAATGTTACCAGGACCAATTGGTAGGGTTCCACCAATCATACCAGATCCAAAACTACTTCTCATGATGTCAGTGACACCCACCACATCATCAGGCATTACCAGAAAGTTATTCTGATATCTGGCAGTCATAGGGATATTAGCCGAACCATCATCTGTAAGAATATCTTGTGATCCACCGTCTTCATCAGAAGCATCACTAAACAAGTTATCACTCGAATCTCCTAAGAGACTTTTATCGGCTTCAATAGTAGCATCTTTAGTTTTATATCCTTTCCAGAAAGCTCTAAACTCTTTCGTGACTAGAAAAGTAAGATACATTCTCTCCGTGCCATAAAAATGAGACCTTTCATTATAGTATTGAAAGGCATCATTAATGGCAATATCAAGTTGTTCGTCAGCAACATTAATCTGAAGAACCGGCGCACCCAGTTTCATCAGAATATGTTGCTTGAACTCTTCTCTACTCTGTGGGGAGGCAATGCTCATATCCCTTACCCTTTTTTATTATTTATCAGTTACCCAGAGCGTTCCCACCATCAATAGCGTTGACAGTAGTCGCCCCATTGAAAATAACTTCACCATCAAACACCAAGTCTTCTTTTTGAATAGAAGCCAAAAAGTTTTTGTAACTAATTTTCATGGTGCTTGTTCTGTTGTCATTGATTACAAAAACATCATCATCACTGAGGAGAAAAAGTTCTTGTAATTGACTGATACGGATACCGGAATTGGTCATGTTAAATCTTTTATGCTATCGTTTTTATTTATCAGAAGACGGGATAGTTCTTCAAGTAGAAA